TAACTATTTTGCGTTTATCGCAGAACAGGACAACGAAGAGGAGATATACGATGAGAGATTATGGGTGAAGTCGAACCCACTCCTCTCTGTGGATTCTCAAAAAGCGGTCATTAAGAAGAACTTGAGAAAGCGGCTGGATGAAGCGATACAGAAAAATGACTTGTCGAAGTTGCTCGTTAAGAACTTCAATATTTGGCAAAACTCGGGGAGTGACGGCTATATCAAACATCAGGACTGGATTGCGTGTAAGACGGATGAGCCGTTCAATCCGCGCGGCCGTGAAGTGTACATCGGCATTGATATGTCGCGTCGGGATGACTTGACCGCTATCGGTTTTGTGTACCCGTTGGAAAACGGCAAGAAGTTCGTGGATGCGCACTCATTCATCGGACATAAGGGCGGCCTGCAGGCGAAGTCTGAGCGGGATAAAATCGACTATGAAGCACTGGTCAAGACAGAGCGCGCCACACTCACAGATACAGAGAGTGGTATCATCAATGACCAGCAGATGCTTGATTGGTTGATTGATTACATCGAGCGCAATCAACTTGATGTGCAAGGCATTATGTATGACCCTTACGCGGCATCAAATATCATCGTCCGCTTTGAAGATTATGATTATCCACTCATCGAAATTGCGCAGGGTTACAGGAATTTAAGCGAACCGCTGAAACAGTTCCGCCTCGATGTGTTCGAGGGTGACATCATTCATGATGGCAATCCGAACCTCGACATAGCAATTAATAACGCTGTATCGAAAACGGACAACAATGGGAATATCCTACTCAACAAGAAGTTGAACAGAGAGAAAATAGACCCGCTTGTTGCAGTGACGACGGCATTTACGCAGGCGATGCATCACGATCAGGATAAAAAACTGGAAGAATACATTTTAAGTGACGACTTCGGATTTTAGGCAGGTGTAGAAATGAATAAGAAACCCACAATTTTGGAGTTGTTGATTGCGAACCTGGCCACAATATTATTTGTGTCAGGTTTAATTTTTATCAACGTCTCACTGTATTACATTTTTGATACTTACATCGGACTGCTTGCGACGGGGATCACTTTGGTCATCGTCGCATTAATCATGAACTATGAAAGTTCAACAACAGGAAGGAGGTAATTGAATGGGATTGTTTTTTAATCGGGGGTATCCGCACAACGAAGAAGAGGCGGAGTATTTACTGAGTACGTTGCCGGGCTTTACCGGCATCGGACATCACGAATATACTGAATCCGAAGCACTGAAGAATAGTGATATTTTCACGGCCATAATGATGATCGCATCGGACCTGGCAAAGATGAACATCCGCGTCAAATACCATGATGTGCATGACCCTGGGCACCGCGTCGAGATGCTTCTGAACAAAAAACCGAATGACATTTACGATGGATATACATTCAAGTTCGTTGTGTTTGCCAACGCGTTGCTGACAAAGCATGGTTATGTCGAGATTGTTCGCGATAAAAACGGTCAACCTAAAGCGTTGTACCACTTGAAAACGAGCGAATTACAACTGAAACAGAACGGGAACAAGCTGTATTACCTGCATAAAAATAAGCGAATCATCAAGTATGAGGACATCATTGACTACAAACCGTATTCCCTCGATGGTGTCGACAGCATTTCCATGTTAAGCAGCTTAACACCCGACCTCGAAATGCAGAAACACAGCAAAACATTTTTTGCGAACTTCTTCAAAAACGGTACGCAGGCGGGTGGTTTGTTGAAACTTAAAAACGGCCAACTCTCTCCCGAGGCACGCGAAGCTATTCGCGAAAAGTTCCAGGAAGCGAACGCGGGCGCGAATAACTCAGGTAAAGTTCTGGTCATGGATGAAACGATGGATTACGACAGGTTTGAGATTGATACAGAAATTTTGAAGTTGATTAATACTTCCCAGCACTCCACCGCCCAGGTGGCGAAAGTATTCGGCATCCCGCTGCATAAATTTGGTATCGAGACCACGAACATGAGTCTGAAAGACAGCATGGCCGACTACCTGCAGAGTACATTGTCCACATATATGAAAGGTATTACATCCGTGTTTGAATTTAAGTTGTTCCCGAACAGCAGCAGGAATTTGGAGTTCGACACGGAGACCTACAGGAAAGTGGATTGGGAATCCTACACCGACACAGTGAGTAAGCAATACAATGACGGCGTGATTACATTGAATGAGTACCGTCGGAAGATTGGGGAGCCGCCCGTTGATGGCGAATACGGCGATAAGCACAGAGTGAGCTTGAACCTGGTCAACGCTGAACTGGTTGATGCTTACCAACAAGCGACAGCGGATAACCGCCGACGCACCCCGGCAATCAGCGTTGATGAAACGGAAGGGGGTGAGAACTATGAATAAGGAAGTCAGAAGCATGCCGCAAAATATAGAGTTTCGTGACAAGGAAGATGGCGAGCGCTATATCGAGGGCTACGCTTTGAAATTCGGCACTTACAGCGAAGATTTGGGCGGTTTTAAAGAAACGATAGAGCGCGGCGCTTTGGAAAACACAGACTTTTCCGATGTCCGTGCCCTTTTTAACCACAACGCCGATCATGTGCTTGCCCGCTCGAGTGCCGGCACACTGGAATTGGATGTAGATGATGTCGGCCTTAAATTCCGTGCAAGAATACCGAATACTTCATACGGCAATGATTTGGCTGAGAACCTGCGCAACGGCAACGTGAATCAGTGTTCATTCGGCTTTATGTTGGATGAGGACGGCGATGAATTTAAGTACGATACAGAAGAAGGGATCTTCAAACGGACGCTGCGGAGCATCAAGGAGATTGTGGATGTGAGTGTCGTGACTTATCCGGCGTACCTTGACACAAACGCAGCCCCCGCCCTCAGAAGTCTGGATAAAATCAAACAGAAGGATATTGAACAACGCGATAAAGAGAAATTGAAGTTAAAAATCGAACTCGATTTACTCTGAAAGGAGCGTGGTCGGACATGATGATACGAGTGTCCATATCTTGATGATTCTATATCGAATCGGCTACCTTGTTACGACCTCAGCATGTCATTAAAAGGCTTATTTTTTATTCCTAAAAATAGGAGGAGAGATGATGACAATAGAAGAATTGAAGAATGCGATTCAAGAGAAGAAAGAGCAACGCGATAAGTTGCGCGAAGAAGCGCTCGGACTTCTTGAATCTGATAACGTCGAAGAGGCTAAAGCAAAAAGAGATGAAATAAAGCAACTCGACAACGAGATTGCAGAACTCGAGAAGGAACTCGAAGAAAAAGAATCCGAAGAAGAAAATCAAAACGAAAATGAAGAGGTGAATGTTGTGGAAGAGAGAACAATCAACAGAATTGAAGTACCGGAAAACAGAATATCTGAAGAATCCCGTGCATTCCAGAACTATCTGGAGACACGCGACATTGCAGGTGGCTCACTGACAACAGAAAGCGGCTTTGTGGTCATTCCTGAGGAAATCGTAACAGACATCCTTAAACTGAAAGAAGTCGAGTTTAACCTGGATCAGTACGTTACAGTGAAAAATGTTTCAAACGGCTCCGGTAAATACCCGGTCGTCAGACAGTCACAAGTGGCAGCACTGCCTGAAGTGGCGGAGCTTGCAGAAAACCCTGAACTTGCAGTTAAGCCGTTCTTTGAACTGAAGTACGACATTAAAACGCACAGGGGTTACTTCCTCATCTCCCGTGAAGCGATTGAAGATGCAAAAGTCGATGTACTAGGCGAACTGAAGCAGTGGATGGCACGTACAATTGCTGCCACACGTAACGCTGCGATCATCAACGTGCTGAAAAACGGTGGTCCGGGCGAAGATGGCGAGAACACTCAAATCCCATCTGCGACAGTATCATCTGTGGATGACATCAAGGATGCAGTGAATATCAACCTACTCCCTAACTACGAACACAACGTAGCGATTGTGTCACAGTCCGCGTTCGCAACCATCGACAAACTAAAAGACAACCAAGGGAACTACCTTGTACAGCCGGATATCAAAGAAGCGTCTGCACGTCGCTTACTTGGCGCACGCGTCGTTGTTCTGCCGGATGAAATGCTCGGCGACAACGGTGCGAATACAATCGTTATCGGTAATCTTAAAGACGCGATCACACTGTTTGAGCGTTCACAGTATCAAGCGTCATGGACCAGCTACATGCAGTTCGGTGAGGCTCTGATGGTCGCTGTCCGTCAAGATGTACGACTACTTGACCACAAAGCGGCGATGGTTCTGACACTTGATATTGCCGAGGAACTGCCTGCAGGATAAAACGAAGGGGGTTTTATGAATGAATCTCCAAATGATTAAAAAGCATGTTCGGGTAGATCATTCATTTGAGGATGATTTACTCGAACAGTATATTGAGTGGGCTGAGTCGGAGGTCAAGGACAGTGTGACCACATCCGAGACGCGCAATGATGCGTATTTTGTGGACAATCCACATTATGAGCGCGCGGTGACGATGCTGGTCGGGCATTTCTTTGAGAATCGCTTACCCTTTACCGATATACAAAATAACAATGTGCCGTATGGCGTGATGAGTGCCATTCATAAAATGCGAGGTGCTTATTATGAGGGCGAATAAAGCATCACTCATGAACAACCGCGTAGCGTTTTACGAACTCGGCAGCAGTGGACCTGAGGCGCACGGCGGTGAATACGAAAAGGTATACGAATGCGCCTGCGACGACTACGAACCGACGACGAAAGACTACTCTGTATTGGATGCGCCTGCTGGAAAAAAAGTAGTGACCATCACGATTCGAAACGTCTATAAGGAGTTCAAACCGTCAAACCATCATACATTCGAGTTGCTGAGCGGTTATTTTGAGGGCACAATGTTCAACATTCAAACGATCACACCATATGCGGACAACCCGCAATACCTAAAAATTGTGGGCGAGTCCACAGGAGGGGGTGCTTAAATGGTCAAGTATAAAGTGACACATGACTTTAAAGGCAAAAAAGAGAATAAGAAATTTGAAGCTGATAAAGAGTATGATTTCACGGTGGAACGCGCTGAAGAAATCAACGCGACACTGGAGAAAACCTACAAAATAAAAGATGCACTGGTGCGTGTAAACCCAACTAAGAAAGCGAAGGAGTCCAAGCCGGACGCTGAAAATGATTAACCTTAATGTCCGCGTCGAGGGTGAAGAAAAATTGATGGCCGAACTCGACCGACGCTTCGGCAAGTCCGCCATTCAGAATTTGGAAGATAAGGCACTGAAGAATGGTGCTCAGGTCATTAAAAAGGAACTCGAAAAGAATTTCTCACTGTTTGCAGATACAGGCGCATCCCGTGATGAAATCACGATATCCAAACCGATGACCCTGGACGGCAAGCGCACCATAATCATTTACTGGTCGGGACCGAAGAAGCGTTACACGATCATCCATTTGAATGAGTTCGGCACGATTAGAAATCCGAACCCGCGCGGTAAGGGTGCGATTGAACGCGCATTGAGGCAAGGCCTGGCTGAGTACCGACGCACGATCAAAAGAGAGATAGGGAGGGCGATGCAGTGATGGATATTATGCAATCGGTATATAACGCACTTTCAAACGATGATTTTATACAATCTAAAGTCAATGTCAGTCGTGATATCAAATATTATATATACCCCGAACTCGCATCCCTCTCATCTCCCTACATCGTGATTGACGAAACGGACGACAGCTTACCGATGGAATATGCGGACAACAACCCGATGGCTGATAGTTATTTGGTTGAGGTCAACGTATACACACATCGTGACAGGGTGCTGTGCAAGGCCATTAATGACCGTGTGAAAGCACTCATGTGGGATGAGCTGGGGATGTATAACACATCCAACGCAAAACCCGAATACGACGAAGAATATCAAATTTACCGGCGCGTCTCTCGATATGAGGGCGCGTTTTATAATACTAAAAATTAGGAGTGATTATTGATGGCAAAGAATTACAAATCCTTTACCGGATTAACAGGTTTTAATTATAAAGTCGAAGGCGGCGAAGGTGTTTCGTCCGTCGAACGCGTGAAGTACCTACAAGAAATTTCCGTATCTAAAGAACAATCCATTGAAAAGGCATGGGGCGACAACGAGGTGGCTGAACTTGCTGTAACGCAAGGTACGGTGGAACTGTCATCCACATTTCATAAATTGCCGATCGAGGACAGGACGGCATTATTCGGCTTGACGAAGCATGAGAGTGGCGCCGTGGGCGTTGGGAACAATACGCCACCTTATACAGCTGTTATGTTCACGAAAACGATGGAAGACGGCTCAGCGGAATATGTGGGTCTGCCTAAAGGCATATTTACATTCCCTGAATCTTCCGGCACAACAAAACAAGACAGTGTGGAGTTTTCTCAGGACCAGTCCACAGGCGAGTTTATGCAGGCTGAAGTGGAAGGTTTCGACGAAGAGCAGACAATGATACTCGGCCACGATGGACCAGGAGAAACGACGATGCGCGACTTCATTTACAATGCAGTGTTTGGCGAAGCGCATCCCGACGCTTCCCCGGAGGCATAATTTTAGAGGCAGACGCGTTCTGCCTCTTTTTTATTTGACATAAATTTGAGAGGAGAATTTTTACATGACTAAAAAAATTGAACTGATTATTGACCACGAAACAGGGGAGACGAAAACTTACCATCAACCAGCGACAATCAAAGGTTCCGCGGCTCGTGTGGGCTTGAAAATTGCGAGGAAGATGGAGGAAGTTGAGGGCGGTATACCTGATGATGAGTTGTTGGACGAGATGCTTCAATACGTTGCAGAGTACGCATATTCCAATCAATTTTCGGCATCGGAGTTGGAGGACGGACTGGACGCAAGGGATTTATTCACTGAATTATCCACGCAGATTGGCAGCATGATGTCCCGTACCACTGACGCGCCGGGGAAGTCTACAAAGGCGAAGAAAGACTAAAGCCCGAGGACTTCACATATAAAAAACAATTGGAATATCTGGACAAGATATATCGTCAATTGTTGGAGCAGGGTTGGAAGATGTCTGAAATTGATAACTCGGACATCTACGACATGCTCCGCATCATGAATGAAGAAGAAGAGGTTGAGGTTGAAAAGAAAGAGTCAATGTTGGATGCATTCATGTAAAAACTCCGAAGAAAGGAGGTCAATAAATGTCAGAACGTATCTCAGGTTTATCCATTGGGTTGGATGTCGAATCGGCTGGTATAGAGCGCAGCCTGAATCAGATTAAAAACTCATTCCGCGAAGTCAAACGCTCCGCTCAGACGAACATCAATAACCTTAAATTCGACACACGAAGTGTGGATGGTTATAAAAAGAATCTCGATCAGTTGACAGACGCTTATTCGATACAAGAGCAGAACGTCAAAGGTCTGAAGCGTGAGCTTGATAAACTCGAAGCGACAAATAAGAGTGGCACACAAGAAGCGCAGAACCTGCGGAATGAATACAACAAGCAAGTGGATGAACTGAACAGACTCGGACGCGAAGCTGATAAAGCGCGTGAAGCGATACATCAGATGAATGTCGAAAACAGCGGGTTCACGCAGCTCGGCAACGCGATGAATACGGCAGGGGATAACCTGCAATCGTTCGGCGGTCAGCTGCAAAGTGTGGGCGGCAGTTTGACTAAATGGATCACTGCGCCCGTACTCGGTGCAATCACTGCTGTCGGCGGTTTAACGGCCGCCTTTGGTTGGGGCCGTCTTGTCGGTCTGGACAGTGCAAAGGCGCAGCTCGAAGGGTTGGGCTACAGCGCAAAAGAAGTCGAATCCATTACAGGTGAAGTATCTGATGCGATACAGGGCGGTATGATGACGATGGCGGAAGGTACTGCAACCGCCGCAGGCGCAATGGCTGCAGGTGTCGAACAGGGCGAAGAGCTGGAACGATACTTAAAACTCGTTGATGCTGCCGCTGTCGGGGCAAACCGTCCAGTCAATGAAATGGCGCAAATATTCAACAGAGTGCAAGGTTCCGGCAAGTTGATGACCGAAGAACTCAATAGGATTGAGGACGGCATGCCCGGGTTCTCCCTCGCCATGGCTGAACACATGGGAGTCGGCCTTGAGGAGTTTCGGAAGATGGTGTCCGAAGGACAAGTCCAAACGGATGATTTTCTTGATGTCATGGAAGACTTCGCCGGTGGCATGGCTGAAGCACAATCCAATTCCTGGTCCGGTATGGTGCAGAACACCAAGGCCTGGATTGGGATACTCGGTGAGAACTTGCTCGGCGGTGTGTTTGAGCAGTCGAAAGAATCCATAGCGGAGTTCATGGAATTGCTTAAATCTGACGAGCTGCAGGCATGGGCGACAGAGACCGGTGAAAAACTCGGCACCATGTTCTCCGGGCTTGTCGAAAATGTCAAAGGTGCCGTCCAGTGGTTTATGGATTTAGGTACAGAAAAACAAAAACTGATCGGCATCATCGGGGCTGTGGCAGTCGCTGCGGGGCCGTTGTTGATGGCGCTCGGTACGATGTCTATATTCGTTGGCGGAGTCGTCAAAGCGATTGCGCCGTTGTTTTTAGGTCTTGGAAGACTAGCTGGCGGGTTTAAGACGGTTAGGGCTGGCGTGCAACCATTCGCGGTCGTGTTCCCTAAATTGGCCGGATTGTTTTCAATCATCACAGGGCCTATCGGCTTAACCGTCGCTGCAATCGTCGGCTTAGGTGCAGCCTTTGTGCTGGCTTACCAAAAGTCTGAAACGTTCCGTGATTTTATAGCCGGTTTGGGTGATATGTTTCGAGGCGCGTGGGAAACAGCGATGGAACTTAAAGATAACCTAGTCACTGCTTTCCAGGGTATATTCGCAATATTTCAGGGCGACCACACGAAAGGTAACAGCCTTCTGCGCTCGATTGGGTTATCGGAAGAAACAATAGATAAGATATTCCTTGCAGTTTTTCATATCCAAAATGCCTTTACAACAATAAAAGATTACGTGATGCAGGCGCTCGGAGCCGTCACCACTTTCGTCCAGGAAAAAATTGCGCAGATCGTCGGATTCTGGAATACCGACGGTCAGCAGATTCTTCAGGCGGTCCGTAATATCTTCTCAGGAATTTCCACAGCGATATCTGCAACCCTTAACTTCCTGATGCCGTTTATACAATCGGCGCTCAATGGCATTTTGAATATCTTCAAAGTCGTATGGCCGGCAGTTTTATTCGTCGTTCAAATGGTCTGGGAAAATATCAAGGGCGTCATAAGCGGCGGTCTGAATATTATCAAAGGCCTGGTCCAGGTATTTTCAGGAATTTTTACTGGCGACTTCTCAAAAATGTGGGAGGGCGTTAAAAATATCTTCTCAGGCGCCATTCAGTTCGTCTGGAATTTATTCCAGCTGATGTTCTGGGGCCGAATCATTAAAGGCATCACATCGTTTGTGCGTGGAGGACTCGCTTTATTCCGAAACTTCGGCACACAGACAGGTTCTGTATTCACGAATATGTGGCAGGCCGTCGTTCGGATATTCACGAACTTATGGCAGGGTGCTATGCGAATATTCAACAATATGCGCACCGGATTGACAAACACAGTACAAAACATTAATACAGGCATCAACAATATTATCAGTCGTATGGTCAGTGCCGTGTTGAATTTCTTCAGGAATTTATTTACGCGCGGTGTGCAGATTTTCAATAATTTAAGAACATCCTTGACAAACACGACGAATAATATCCGCACCGGCATCAGTAATACCATCAGTAATCTGGTGTCGTCGGTACTACGATTCTTCCGAAACTTACTCAGCAACGCGCTGAATATCTTTAATAATATGCGCACGGGTCTGACAAACCGGATTCAAGCGGTACGTGACAATGTGGTCAATGCGGTCACACGCATGAGAGACCGTGCACTGAATATTTACCGGGATTTGAAAGATAAAGCGGCTGGATTCCTGACGGACATGGTCGATGGCGCGAAGAAATTGCCGGGCCGCATCGGTGATGGCATCAAAAATATGGCATCAAAAGCGGTCGACGGCATCAAATCGCTTGGTAATTCCATGGTCGGGAAGCTGGGCGAGGTAGTCAATGGTGTCATAAGTGGTCTGAACAGCATCACTTCCAAAATTGGCATCAGTGCAACAATCGACAAGTGGAATGTACCGACCTTCTCCACTGGTACCGGACAGGGCAGCCCGACGGGCAACCTGACAAGGAACGGGAAGATTGCCATGGACACACTGGCCACAGTTGGGGATAAAGGTCCGGGCAACGGTCCGGGAACCCGTGAGCTGGTGCATTATCCAAACGGCAAGGTCGGTCTATATGACAATGACGCGACCATCTTTGCGCCAAAAGGCACCACGATATATAACAACCAGGAGACCGAGGCGCTGCTGGGTATGATTCCACGGTTCAGTAAAGGTACCGGCCTATGGGATCGCATCACGAATATCGCAAGCAAGGCCGTGGATTACATCACCAACCCGAGCAAGATATTCGAGGACCTGATCAGTGCCGTCTCCGGCGGCTTTGAAGGCCTGAACGGCTTCATGCTGACGATGGCCAAAGGCGCGTTTGATTTCCTGAAGGATAAATTCCTCAGCTGGATCACGGACCGGTTCTCCGAGTCCACGGTCGGCACGAAGCAGAGCTGGATGGACTACCGCATGACGACACCTTACAGCCCGAATGCACCTGTGCCGGGTTATCCTAAGGCATTTAACGGCGGGAGACATTACGGTATTGACTATGCCACACCGATCGGCGTCAACATCACCGCACCATTCGCCGGGACGGTCAAGAAGCAGCACGATGTCGGCGGCGGCACGGTCGCCCGCCTGGAAAACGGCAAGGCCGCTCAATACTTCTTGCATATGTCTTCCGTCAAACCCGGGACAGTCGGCGTTGGCGAGAGTGTGGGTAAATCAGGCAACAGTGGTTTATTTACAACTGGCGCCCACGTCCATTGGCAGCATGAAGAACCTGCCTTCGGCCGCCTGACGAATAAAAACACCAAGAACCCGCTGAAGCAGGTACAAAGCCACATGCTCGGCGGCTTCGCACTCACAGACGGCCTGATAAACGTCCACAAAGGGGAATATATCGTCAACCCTAACCATCCGACCGAGGCGATGAAACTGATCGCCCTGGCCGGGAAACAGGTCGCAGCGAAGAGTAAGCAGACCAGGGAGCTGCCGAATCCGGGAGGGTCGAGTGGTGACGGTGTAATGATGAAACTGCTTGAAGCAACGGTGGAACAGAATAAAATATTGATGCAGATACTCAAGAAAGACACAGATGTGATTCTCGACGGTGATTCCGTCAAAGAAAAGATGGATGAACGGGACTACAATGATGATTTAAGGCGACGTTTGTTCAGCGGTAAAAAGAGAGGGGTGACAGCGACATAATGTTTAAAATATATGATTTGAACTTCAAGGAGATACCGCTGCCCACCGATCAGTACGGCTATGGTCTGAGGGGGCTGGATTTATTCCTGTCCTCCATCAACCGCAGGGTGACCACAGAAGACATCCCAGGCATCGCCGGCACCAACCGCATCCACACGATGGACGGTACCCGGGAGGTCAGCATCCGGGCACTCATCAAGGCGATGGACACACATGATTACAGATTAAAGCGTAATCGTGTGTTTTCTTTTTTCAGGCAGCTCGGTGACTTTTATGTCGCCGAAGCCCATGAGCCAAATAAACTGCTCAAGGTCAGTGTGGATGATAGCTACCTGCCAGAACGACCGGACGGCATGCGGGCGTGGGCGGAGTTTGAAGTGCCTTTGAGTGTGGTGGGCCAACCCTACCGCATATCCAGATACACCAGCATGGACATCCACAACAATGACATCCAGTTTGACGGCAAATGGAGCGCAGGGATGCACCTGCCGGCGGTGGGCGACAGTGTGGACGGGATAACGTTTGATTACAAATATGTGTTTGAAAATCAGCGAGATATCAAAGTGTTCAACCCGTCGGACATCGACCTGTATGTTAAGCAGCACCTGGATTTTAAGATTAAATTTGAGTTGCTGCAGAATCGGAGTGACATCCGGTTACTCGATGCAAAGAGTAAGGAGTTCGTCTTTACGGACAGCTTGAAGACAGGCGATGTCGTGGAGATTGAGGGGCACCGGATACGCAAAAACGGCGTGCTGAGTGCGGCGAAGTTTAACGATGTATACCCGACACTGCTCAGCAACTACAACGAGGTGTATCAGCAGTACAGTGTGAATGAGGTGCGGGTATCAGCAGGAGTTAAAGTAAGTTTTGATTTTAGATATAAATATGATTAAAGGAGTGGTGCGTGGTGCTAAAGTATCCAGAAAGTTATGATGACGACTTTATAAATACATTTAAAAAGATGATAGATATTATAAAAGACAGAGGGACCGAAATACTATCAGAAGAGAGCTTTTTAATATGGCTTAAAGAAAATGGGATTAAGCATTTAGAGGAGGTCGAGACATTCGATGATTTGCCTCAAAACGATAGCGTAAATACTGTGCGTGGTGTTTTTG